AACGCGGGCCCGACGACGACGATCAACTTCACGATTTCGGATCAGGACCCCAGCCCAAGCACGGACACGATCCTGCGCGGCGTGACGCTGCAAGGTGTGTCGATCCAATGAGGTGGCTTGCTCTCGTTATCGCGATCTGGGCGGTTCCCGCGTCGGCGATCGACGTGGTGATCGAGTTCCGCAATCTCGACACCCGGTCGATTGATGGCGTCCGGTTCTGCATCGGCCCGATCTGCTCGAATCCGTACACGGTGACGTGTGGCGGCAACGAGATTTGCAGCGTTGCTGCTGATCTACCCGAGGGCTGCTACCCGCTCACGGCTCGGGCTCTGCTGAACGGGCTGGAGAGTACGGACAGCGAGGCGCTGTTGAACCCCGTCTTCGACGGGAGCCTGTGCCACGACTTCAACGGAGACGGTCGGGTGACCGGCATGGACTTCGGATCATTTCTGGAGGCGTTCAACGCGAGCGCGGCGGTGAGGTAGATGGAATCCTGGGTGCAGACAGCGATCATAGCCGCGGGGACTTCGCTGTCTGGCGCAGTAGCGGTTCTGTGGAGAAGCCAAGTGACGACGCAAAGACGAACAGAGGAGAAGCTAGACGACTGCGAGGAAAAGCATGAGGCGACCCTGGCGACCGTGATTGAGTTGACGACTCAGATCGGCGACCTTCGGGAAAAAGTGGGACGACTCGACGGCATCGAGCAGTTGGCGAAGGAAGCGCTTTCTGAGGTGGCGCGAGCACGGGGACAGAAAGATGAGCGCGACTGACGTTGCTGAGTGGATTAGCCTTTTCCTGACGATTCCGACGCTGTTCCTGTCGGCGGCTGTGGTCCTCATGTACCGCCCAGATGCAAGCAAAGCTCTCAAGGCGATCTCAAGCGGGCGTGTTCCTTGGCGAGTCCACATGCTGATTCTCGGAATCGTGATCGGTTTCGCGGGGAGTTTCTTTGATAACCTCTACTGGGGAATTGCCTGGGGCGCCGAGGCACTTGGGCATCCGGCGCGAGACTGGTGGTTCTCCAACGGAGTTTGGTCGAATCTGCCATTTCGTCAGGGGACTGGGGTCCTTGCCGGTCTCTGCCATGTGATCGCTGCGACTCGGGCGAAGGAATGACTAGCCGCGAGCTTGTTTCATTGATTGGAGCTTTAGTTCCTCTTGGAATTGCTATCGTTGAGTACCAAGAGAGAGTTAAAGCTGAGCTGGTAACGCATGACGTTATCACTGCAGTGAATGCATCATTGGATGGAGTCCAGATATGCGGAACCCGATGACGCCCGCTGAGTTCGACGCCGCTTGTCGCGAGCTGTGGCGTGCGTGCAAGTTCCTGAGTGAGTCGAGCGGTCGTCGTAGCGAGGCACGCAACTCGATGGTGCGTGGCAACCCGAACTCGAAGCACCTCATCGGCATGGCGCGGGACTTCGCGGCTCCCGATGTCGAAATGCTCAGAGAGGCAGAGATCGTAGCTCTGGCTCTAGGTTTCTGGACGCAGGTGCACGACGTATTGAGCGGCGATCATCTGCATGTCCAAGGTTTGCCGCCCGGGGATGTTCCTGAGTGGTGGATGAATAAGTACGGGAGATAAGAAAATGCGAGGATGGAAGACTGCGCTGGCTGCGGCGCTGATCACGATTGTTGGTGCTGCGGAGACGTTCTTCGGGGCTGTCGAGATGAACACGGAGACGCAGGGCTACGTGCTTATGGGAATCGGCGTTCTGATGGCCGGGCTCCGTGCGGTGACCACGACCCCGATCTTCAAGGACTGAGCCGGTGGCGTGGATCTCGCTGGGCCTGAGCGTCGTCGCCATGGCGTTGTCGTTCGGGTTCGGCTTCCACCGTTCGTCGTTGTCTCGCCGGGTAGGTGAGCTGGAGGCTTCAAATGCTCAGCTACGAGATGAGATCAAGTGGTTGCGGAAGAGGGCTTCTCAGCAAGTTCGTCCGCCTCTTACTGGCAAGCAGTCTGTTCATGTTCTTCGTAGGCTGCAAGACGACACCGACCCCGCCGCCTGATTCAATCTGGTGCCCCATGCCGAACACGACCGAGATAGATGACTATGCATTGATCGTTGAGGCTGGTCCTGATCGACCTGCGGTTCGCTGGATCTCAAGGATGATTGCGTACTGCTTTCCGAACAAGGCTGAGGAGGTAAGAGATAGTGAGCGATGAGGAGTGGAAGCCCATAGATGGACACCCTGGGTACAGCGTTTCGAGCGCTGGCAGGGTTTCTGGCCCCAATGGCATCCTGGCCGGAGACGTGATCTATTCAGGGTATAGGCGCGTCAAGCTGCGCTCGAAGCATCACCTCGTTCACAGGCTTGTTGCTGAAGCGTTTGTCGAGCGTCGTGATGGCGCTGACTTTGTTGATCACATCGACCATGACAGGTCTAATAACACATCTACGAATCTTCAGTTCGTTTCTCACCAAGAGAACGTGCGAAGGTCAATGCGGGCCGGAAGAAAGGCTAAGTCCCTGTCACCGGAATTGGTTTCAAAGATTAGGGAGACATACTCGTCTGGTCGTCATACCCAGCGTGAGGTCGCCAAAATGTTTGGCTGCTCTCAGAGTACCGTGTCTTTCGCAGTTCGAGGGGTTACGTGGGGATGGACGGACGGAGAAGGTTGGCCAAGTCCGGCTGACAAAGTGAGACGAGATGGCGATTAGCGGAACCTATGCATTCAACCCTGATGTCGGGGAGATTCTAGAGGAAGCCTACGAAAGAGCTGGCGTTGACATGAGGACTGGGAATCATGTCAAGACAGCTCTTCGTAGTTTGAACCTCATCGCTCTTGAATGGGCGAACAAGGGGATCAACCTCTGGACGATCGACGAGCAGACGATCTCTGCTGCGACGATCACGGATGGCACCGCCGAGTACGATCTGGACATCAACACGATCGGCATCATCGACGCGGTCATCAGGACCGGCCACGGCACGTCTAGCCAGACTGATCTTTCCCTGACGAGAATGTCAGCCTCTGAGTACGCGAACATCGTGGACAAGAAGACCGAGGGGCGTCCGCTTCAGTACTGGTTTCGCCGAACCGGCGTGAAGGGCGGAACTTCTGGTGGGTCAGACGAAGCTCCCAGCGTCGTACTCTGGCCCGTGCCTGACCAGACGAGTGTCTACACGTTTGTCTATTGGCGTATGCGAAGGATCGCAGACATGAACGGGCGTATCGACAATACGGTGGATGTGCCTGATCGGTTCATCCCTGCTCTGATTTCGGCCCTCGCTCTCAAGCTGTATGAGAAGCAGCCTCTTGATCTTCGTCGAGCAGATGAGATCCAGAGGCTTGAGCGACGTGCGATGGAGACTTGGAACGAGGCAGCCGAAGAGGATCGCGAGAAGGTGGACTTCATGGTTACGCCTGACCTGAGCGGATACCGGATCTGATGTCTCGCTGGGCATCAGAGAAGAATGCCATTGGGCTCTGTGATCGATGTGGGTTCAGGTACCCGCTGAGAAAGCTCCGCAAGGAGATGGACAATCTCGTCAGGCAGAACCTCAGGGTGTGTCCTGAGTGCTGGGACGAGGATCATCCTCAGAGCAGGCTCGGTCGCAAGGACATGACGGACGCTCAGGCGCTCAGGGATCCCAGGCCGCAGGGCAGCAAGGGTGGCAGGATCCTCCCTGGCGACTTCGTTTGGGATTTCGTCGATCCAAGCGTCATGTACTTGCAGCTCTTCAGCACGATCATCGGCGGGAACTTCAGCGATGGGGTTTCCTTCTCCATCAGTGGCGGAGGCATCGACCGATCTGACCCGGTGGCTGGAATCCAGAGGGTCAACTTCTCATCGAGTATTGCGAATGCTTTTCAGTTCTCAAACCTTGATGAAGTGGGTGCTGACGCAGATGCGTTGAGGTTCGTGAGTATTAGGTACAGGTACATCTATGTCCCGCCTGGGGCTGTCCCGCAACTGAAGCTAATCTACTCGGTCGGCGGCCCGTACGTGGACGGCGAGTCGAAGACGCCTCTGCCGAAGGGGATGGGTGGGTTCGACGAAGTGGCATGGGACATGGAGGGAGTCGCTGGATGGACTGGCGGTCTCACTAACGTAGAGTTTCAATTCTTTTCTTGGCTTCCTGCCGGTGTCACTGCAGTTGTTGAGGTCGAGAGGTTCAAGCTTGAGGCGGGTACTAGGGGCTGGTCATGAACTACACTCAGCTTGAGCAGGCTATTCAGGATTACTGTGAGTCAAGTGAGACTTCTTTTGTGTCTCACATCAATGACTTCATTCGTGGGGCGGAAGACGCCGTATTCTCTGCCCTCACTGGACCTCTCTACTGGAAGGTCACAGAAAATGCGACGATGATCGCAAGTACCAGCGAGTACGAGATCACGTCAGGTGCGATCGACGTTGTTGATTTCTATGTGAATGGAGCCGACACGAGCACAGACGGAAACGAAGTCAAGCAGGTCGATCACTCGTTCTTGAGGAATGCATTCCCTCAGCGTTCTTCATCCGTAATGCAGGGTATCCCTCGATACTACGCGATCATCAAGTCTGAGGTGTCCAGCGGTGAGCCTACGCTGACTGTGAGAGTGGCTCCTGCTCCAGACGCCGCGTACACATATACGATCTCGTACTATGGAAAGTCAACCACGGACTCGATCACTTCTGGCAATACGCCGGGCGGTGGAGCAGCGACTACGACTTGGCTATCAGTTGCGTATCCTGATGTCCTGCTGAATGGATCGCTTGAGCGAGCGTACATCTATCTGAAGGGCAACTCGGAAGAAGTTGCAAGATATGGAAATCTCTTCAAGGAACAGCTAACGCTTCTGAAGAACACTGCGGAAGGTCGGATTCCAACTGATGGGTCAACGCCCACCGCCGCCGCACAGACTAAGGGTATCTGATGTCAACGACTACTTCGTATTCAAACAACTTCCAGCTCAAGCTGATCGGCACTGGCCGAGAGGCTGGAACCTGGGGCTCGTCGATGAACGAGAACCTCAAGCGCATCGAGTCTGCGATGGGGAAGCTTGTCGAGATCGACGTCGAGGACATGCCTTCAGGGTCTACCTCGGCTAATTCTGGCAATTCTTACGTTGCCACTTGGCTCACGATTGACTCAGCAGATGACGGAGAATCCGGTTCAGAAGGTCGGTGTCGATTCGTTGAAGTGAAGGACAGCGGTGGCCTTGGCGCGAACGTCCCTTCGCTTAAGATCGCAGGGTCAGCGGCCACTGAGGTTCCGGCTAGGCTGCTGTACATCAAGAACTCTCTCTCCGCGAATGCACTCACCGTCACTTGTGACGGCGCTTCATCTACGGTTTCGATCCCGAACAATACGTCTGCTCTCGTGATGGTGGTTCCTGACGCTACGACGGATCACGCAATCGGAGTCCATAACCTTCTGGATAAGATCCAGGCTGGAGAGATCGACTTCGAGAGCAACGGAGTTATTTCGTTTAGCTCGGGAACCAACTCGATTGGCATCCCGAATGGATCAGCTCAGTCTCTCAGGATTCTTGATGCGACTGGCGGAGTTACTTATCTAACTTTTGATACAGTAGACGATCTACTTGAGATTGGGTCAGACGTAAGTACAGCACTTAAGGCGACGTTCGTATGGACAATCAAGAACTCTGATACAAACGCATTCTCGCTCACTGAGAGTGGCGGTACATCCGTCATCAATGTAGACACGACCAATGGCGAGATCGATATCAATCGAGATGTCGTCCTTGGTACAAGTGCGACAGAGATTGATTCGACTTCGAACAGCCAGTCTTGGTCCATGAAGGACAACGTCACGGACGCTCTTGCGTTTGACGCAGGTGCCTCTGGCGTAGAAATGCTCAGGTTCGATACAACAGACAGCGACGAGGAGATCCATGTCGGAGTGAAGATGAATGCTCCAGATATTAGGATCAACGGAACTGATGGGTATCTGAACTTCAATACCACCGTTGGCTCTGGCGGTTACGGAATCAGGGATAATTCAGGCGCTCTAGAGATGAGGAACAGCGGAGGAGCTTGGGAAGCTCTCGGGTCTATTCTTCAGTCTGTCGCAGATTCAGCCGCGACCGCCAATGGAACTGGCGGAGAAAATCGTAAAGGAGAGTTTGATATCGGACCATTCAGAGTAATCTTCGATACGATCGAAGTTCCTATTGGTTTGACTCCTACGACTATCAATCCAAATGTAAACAGCGAAGTCTACGCAGTGTATGCGTGCGTAGGAGAAAATCTTGGGATTGCTAGGTTTGCTCCAGCCGCATGGGTAAGTGATTTCAATTCAACTCCTGAGGTTTCTTTTTATAATCCTAACGATGGCGCTGTTAAGGTTACTTATTTTGTAATCGGAGATTCTGACTTCTAATGCCTATCAAGAAGTTCCCGATCCCCCCTGGCGTAGATCGACAGGGAACGAAGAACTCGATCGGTGCTCGGTGGTACGAGGCGCAGAACATGCGCTTTAGGGATGACTACCCTGAGTCCATCGGCGGCTGGTCAGAGGATACTGACTATGCCATGAATGGTGTTCCTCGTGATATCCATACATGGGTGGACTTCTCTGATAACCAGTACATCTGCGTTGGGACTACGTTCAAGTTCTATCTTCTCGTTGGCCCCAACAAGTACGACATCACTCCGAACAGGCTGGCCGGAGAGACGCTCAGCACTTCCAATCCGATCACTACCGAGATCAATACGACGATTCTCACCATTGAGGATTCGTCACACGGATGCTCAGTCAATGACTTTGTTCGCTTTACTAGCATTGGCACATCTCCTATCGGTGGCATCTCTGGAACTTTGCTCACTTCAGAGACTGAAGGGTTCCAGATCTTTGAGGTTGTCGATGACGATCATTTCAAGATCGATATCTCGTCAGGCGACAACTACGACGGATCTACGGTCGCAACGTCAAGCACCTCTGGAGGAGGAACGGTTGTA